ACTGCCTTGAGCTTGCTCGGCTCTTTGGCCATCTCGAGGAAGGCCAGGAGGTTTGCCGCGGTGTCGACCGCCACGGCAGAGGGGGTGATGTTGATGTTCATGGGGGCTCCGTTAGGTAGTGGAAATGACCGCGATCTTCAGGCCAGGGCGAACGCCCAGGTATTCGGTGCCGCCAGCACCGATTCTCATCGACGTGGAGGCTGCCGTGGGGCTTGCGCCGATGGCGATGCGGCATGCCACATCGGCGTGCAGACGCACGAAACGAGTCGTGTCGGAGAGAGCGGAAGACTGGACCGACGAGGCGCCGATGGCGACCTGCTGATTCAGCAGGGCAGGCTCCTGGCCAGCGGGCACCATGTGCCCACGGCCTGATGCCGTCAGCTCCTGGTACTCGGTGATGTCCAGTATTGCCATTGTGATACCTCAGATGCCGGCGCCCGTGTTGACTCGCAGCGCCGCCTCGGCGTTGAAGATCTGACGCTGCGAATCGATCTTCAGTGCCTCGAGGCGCTCCTTCGCGGCGATCTGCTCTCGGGTGAGCTGTGCGTCCTGGCCGAGCTTGGTCAGGGACAGATCGCGCTCAATGCCGGCCTCTGTCATCGCGATCTCGTACTCTGCCTGTTCGCGCTGACGGTTGTACTCGATCTGCTGGCCCTGTTGGGCGCGGACCTCCTTGTTGTCCGCGATCTTGGCCATGTCGACCTCGGCCTTGATCTGAGCGGCCGCAATGCGCGGATCCTGCGGCGCACCTTGCTGAGCCTGCGCTTCCATCTCCTGCTTGACCTGGTCCTCAGGCTTGAGCAGCTCCTCGGGGTTGACCTTGAACGCCTTGAGGATCGCCTTGAGCTCCTCGCGCTCGCGCAGGTGCGGGATGTAGCGCGGGTTGTTGGTGATGTTGGCCAGGTTCAGCAGGGCCTGGTTCTGGATGTCGCGCTCGATCAGCGCAGTCGACCCGCGGGCGTCGATCTCGTAGTCGCCCTTGATGGCAGGATCGGGATCGTTGGCCATCTTCCAGTCGTAGTACCGACCGATGTGAGGCCTGGTGATGGTGTCGTCGTACAGCTTCACGCGCTGGCGCAGCACGGCGTTCGCGTTGTTGTACAGCATGACCATGCCGCCGACGGTCTCGGGCGCACTGCCCTGCTCGCCGCCCATGATCTGGGGCATGCTGGACTCGACGTCCGCAAACTGCATGGCGGCCTGGGCGATGGCCAGCAGCTCCTGCAGGTGCGAGTTGAACTCGAACACGGTCATGGCCGCGCGCACGTCGTCGAGCTCGTCCTTGGCCAGCCAGATCTTGTTGGGCGTGATCTCGTAGCTTCCGTTCTGCGGAATGATCATGCCCTTCTTGATGACGATCTGGCCGCCCAGCGAGGTACGACCGTTGTCCATCACCTGGCGCCAGGCGCTGTTGACCACCCGCTGCTGGTGCTCGAGCTCGTCTGGCAGGCCGTAGCCGAAGGGGCTGTCGTCGGCCTTGCGCCAGCAGTACACGTCCACCGGCAGCGTGCGGTCGGCGACCCACGACTCCATGGCGCCGACGACCTTGTCGTTGACGATCACGAGCACGCCGAAGTTCACGTCGGTCAACGGGTCGCCCGTGCGGCTGGAGAGCATCTCCATCTCCTCGGGCTCGATCTCGCCGTGGTACGTCCACATCTCGTAGGCGTCCTCGTTGACCATCTCGCGAATGACCCGTCCCTCGGCCACGCGCAGCTTCTGCGGTGCAGTGCGCAGCACCTCGCGGATGGCCTCCTCGTCGTAGCCCGGCAGGCCCACGAGCTGGCGCAGTTGCTTGCGGGTGGCCATGCGACGCATGAAGAACCCGCGGCCAGCCTGGTGATCGTTACCGCAGCTTGGGTCGAAGAAGCAATCCCACGGATCCAGGCGCATGCTGGCCGGCACGATCGACTCGTTGACCTGCAGCACCTGCGTGCCGTCAGCCTGAGGCAACCAGACCTTGCTGGTCTGCCGGGCCGGGAACGGGCCGTATATCACCATCGTGCCCAAGCGAACGGCGTCCTCGATGCCCTTGCGGCTCTCGCCGTTGTACTTGGACTCGGTCAGGCTGTCGTCGATGGAGCGCTCCATGGCCTCAGCCGCCTGCTTGGCAGCCTCCATGATCGCGTTGGCCTCCTCGTTGGCGGTGAAGCCGGTGGGCTGGCCGGTAGCCGGGTCGACGGTCTGGGCGTTGCTGCCCATCATGTCGGCAAGCTCAGGCATCGGCGTGGGCCGGATGCCCCAGTTGCGGTCGTCCACAGGGAACAGGATCTCGCACATGCGCGCCACGGCCTGATCGACCTTTGGGCGCACGATGTTGATCACCACTCTCGAGCGGGTGCCGTCCTGCGCCTTGCGTGCGGGCGGGCCGTTGCGCAGGGTGTTCTCAAACTCGCCGGTGCTGTTGGTGTGCTCGCCGAAGTAGAGCTGCGCGTTCTTGCGCCAGCGCTTCTCAACGTCGGTGTTGGTGGCGCGCCCCTGAATCCACTGGTCGCGCATCTTGGCGAAGACGGAGTACAGGCGCTCGATCTCACCCTTCTGGCGGGTGTCGAACTCTTCCTTGGTCAGCACCTCGTCGCCAACCATGTAGGCAACGTCGGTCGGTAGATCTTTGGGGTCCATGGTGATCCTTTAGTAGCCGGTCACTTCGTCGAGGACCTGCCACGCAGCCTCAGCGCCCCTGGGCACTTCCCACTCTTCCTCTTCATCCGGCCAAGGCAGAGTCAGCGAAGGCTCGTCGATGCGGGCCAGGCAGTCCATGCCATCGTCGAATCGACCCACCGGGAAAGTGGCGTACTCGACCTCCAGCAGCTCCTGAACCAAGTCATGCGGATTGCCCTGCACGTCAGTGTAGTTGAGCTGCTGAGGCAGCCACATGCGGCCGCCTTCGAACCACGGGATGAGCCTGCGGATGCGGGCGTTCTTCTCCACCGCACCAGCCACCTCGGTGGTCTTGAATCGGTACTGCCGGCGCTCCATCTCAGCCTGGATGTGCGGGATGTCGGCCTGCATGCCGTAGCGCTCGTAGCGCACCTGCATCGGCTTGTGCTTCTTGTGCAAGGCGAACAGCGCATCGGCGCGCTGCGTCAGCGTCATCCGGTCGATCACGCCGTCGAGCAGGAACGCATTGCCGTCGTGCGCCAGGCCCACGACCCACATCACGGTGCGGTCGCTGCGCTTGCGCTTGGTGCCTTCCTTGGCCGTCTGCGGGTCACCCGCCGGGTCGACCAGGATGACCCTGTTCATCTTCTTGGGCGCGTTGTTGTAGCGCACGATCCACGAGCGCTTGAACTCCGCACCCTCAACCGGGCGTGGCTCCTGTTGGTACAGCGAGATCCACGAGCGTGGATCGGACTGCGCTTGGCGCACCATCTCGTCGGTGAACCACTCCTTCCACAGGCGGTCACCTGACTTGCGTCCCAGCAGGTCGTTGTCGCCAGCGATCATCGGCAGCTTGATGACGGTCCACCGCTGCGGCTCACGCTCGAGCAGGCGCCCGGCTAGGTCATCCTCGTGCCATCTGGTCATGATGACCACCACGCGGCCATGAGGCTTCAAGCGGGTCAGCAGGTCGTTGGTCCACCATTCCCAGGTCTTCTCGCGCACACGCTCGGAATCTGCGTCCTCGCGGCTGCGCACCGGGTCGTCGACCACGATCAGGTCGCCGCGTCGGCCGGTGATGGATCCGCCCACGCCCACCGCGGTGTACTCGCCGCCTTGGTTCGTGCCCCAGCGGCCAGCGGCCGTGCTGTCGGCGGCCAGCGCCACCTGCGGGAACAAGGCGCGGAACTGCTCGTCGTCCACGCCGTTGCGCACCCGGCGGCCGAAGCGCTCGGCCAGTTCTGCGGTGTGCGAAGCGGCGATGACGCTGAGCTGCGGGTTGCGGCCTGCGAAGTACTCGGGGAAGTAGACCGAGCCGTAGGTGGACTTGGCAGAGCCTGGCGGCATCATCACGAGCAGCCGGTCGATATCGCCCTTCTCGATCTTGTCCAGGGCCTCGGTCAGCAGGACGTGGTGCTGGGCCAGGCGCATGTCGTCTGGCAGTCGATAGGCGCAGTAGTGCGAGAACGACTCGCGCGCCTTCTTGCGCGCCAGCAGCTCAGCCGCAGCCTGCGATGGATCAAGCACCTGCCGCCCCCTTCACCACGCCTTGGGCGGCGATCTCCATGAGCTGCTCGTCGGTCAGGGCCACCATCTTGACGGGCCCCCCGTCCTTGCCGGTGAGCTCCACCTTGGACTTGTCGCCGTAGTCGCGGCCGTTGATCTTGGCCGCCACCTTGAGGTTGGCGTCGATCGCCACCCGCAGGCCGGCCGCATCGCCCAGCATCCCCGCCTCGCGGGCGTAGTCCACCGCCGCCTCGACGAGGCTGTGCGAGCGGTGGATGTGAATGTCGGCGTAGGCTTCCCGGGTGTCGGGGTTGTTCAGCAGGATGTCGCGCAGGCGGTTGCCGCTGATCTTGAACGGCATCGACTCGGCGATCAGGCGCATGGACTCACCCGCCATGTAGCGCTCGAAGATGTCTTCGGCCATGGCCAGCACATGGTGCTTGGTGGCCTCACGTTCCTCGGCGATTCGTTGGTATTCAGCTTTGTCCACGGCATCAGGGGTTGAACCCGGGCGGCATCCAGCGGTGGGAGACGAGGTCACCGCGTTCAGCTCACCCGGGCTCAGAAAGCAAAAAGCCGGCTCGCGGCCGGCTGGATTTGGAGACACTTACCCGGGGCGGAATATACATCGGCCATACAGCACGGTCAAGCATCCGTCAAGTCGATGCGCTCGAGGCCGTTTCGGGTGGCCTGGGCCAGGTGTCTCAGGGCCACGATCATGGTGCGCCTGCGGCTGGGAAAGCCCCACGCCTGCATGAGGTAGACCAGGTCAGCGTAGCCGTCGCTGCCCACGTCGAGCGTGAAGACCCGCTCGCTGTTGTTGGTCCGGTGCTTGCGCTGGCGGTCGCGGTTGGTCAGCGGGAGCTTGGCCTTCTCGAGCGGGTCGGCGAACTCCGCGGCCATCGCACGTGCGAGGAAGTGGGGGATCTTTACGACTGCGTGTGCAACGGCACGCGAGACTCGCAGGGCGTCTCCAGCTCCCATCTTCCGATCCAGATCTGGCGCGTCGCGCTTGGATGCACGGGGCTGTTGCGGACGTTTTTCTTGCATGTGTCGCACTCCGATCGGCCCGAGCCTGCGCAGCGTGGGAAGTTGGGCGGTGAGAACTTGTAGAGGTTGCTGGCCGTGATCATCGTCCAATCTCCTTAAGCAGGCGCGGGCCTGCGGTGTAAAACAGGATCTGCTTGCTGGGCCTCGAGGGGTTCGGCTTCTTGGTCGACTGCACCCAGCCCTTGTGCTCGGCGTAGCGCAGAGACTTGCCGACGTTGTTAGGGTCGACACCCCACTTGATACCGATGTCCTCGCTGGTTAGCTCCTCTTCGGGGTTGGTGGCGAAGAACACGGCCACGGGTGTGACGATGCTCATACCTGCCCCCTTGCTCTGATCGCGGCTCTGAATTGCTCCGCGTAGGACTCCGAAACAAAGCCTTGCTCGATAGCCTGAGCAATCACGGTCTCGCGCTCGGCAGCGGCGGCTGCAAGAGCAGCTTTTTTGATGGCTTCGTCCTCGTAGTATTTGCTTCCGTGTTCACGCCGCCACGGGTCATCTCGGTCGGCCCAATCCATGTATGCGCGGTAAGCCTCCCGCGCCATGCGGATCACGTCATCCTTGGTCATACCTTCCCCTCCGCCCGTGCGATGGCGGCGCGGGCCTTGTCCCACACGCCTCCTGAAAATCGTGAGTGCGACTCGCACAGCGCCTTCAACGCCTCCAGCAGTTCCCTGTTAATGGCATGCAGGCCGCGCAGTTCGGCGGCGATGACGCATGGTTGGCAGTACCCGCAATCGTCGTCCGTTGCGCAGTTCAGCGCATCAGCCAGCCGCAGGGCGTTAGGTTGTTCAGTCATTTCATCTCCTTGATCCCATGCGCGGCCTCGATGGCGCGGGCGTATTCCCGGTGCTCCCAATCTGCGGACATAGGCTCACGCCATAGGCGATCAAGCTCCTCGTCGCTCAGGGGCTCCTGCACCGTCTGCTCCAGCGCGGCTTTAAGAGTGTCATGAAGTATTGCTTTTGCTGCTTCAAAATCACGCACAGTAGCGAAGTCTCTCATGGTGAATGCCAACGCCTGCTGGGCAGCGGTTCTCAGGTCAGTCATGCTTCACTCCTTGCACCGTATTCGTGCCAATGCTTCTCACAGATCATGCCGAATGCAGTGCTGCCATCTCTTTCCCAGTACGCAGGCACACCGCCGTATTGAGACGGGCATCCACAGGACAGGGTGAACTTTGGCTTCTGCTCCAGCGCGGCGCGGAGGGCGTCCTTAGCATCGTAGAAGACGCCAGCGTCTTCTGGGTACTGGTCCGGCGAACTGTTCTCCAACGCCTCCAGCGCCTGCTGCACCGTGGCGCGGGGTAGGGTTATCGTTTCACTCATGGTTGTCCTCCGGTTTAATGGGCTGCTCCAGCGCGGCCTTGAGGGCGGTGATGGCTTGCTCCATCGGGCCTTCGTAGTCAGCCAAGACAAAGCCGTACTTGTTGATGTACTCCCACGCCTCCAGCGCCTGCTAGGCGGCGGCTCGTAGGTCAGTCATGCAAACCTCCAGATCAAAGCGGCCAACAGACCGATGACCAGCACAACGACGATGGCAACCACCAGCATTCCAAAGGCTTCCAGGCCGTCTGATTCCGCCGCATCGGTCGCTGCCAGCTCGCACGCCTCAGGCGTCGGGCAGTTCTTGCGGCCCTGATCGCAGGGTCCGTTGCATCGCCCGTAGTGCGGCAAGATGGTCGGCTCTGTGCCGTCGTCGAAGAGGTAGGTTTCTTCTTTCATACTTCCTCCTTAAACACACGGTCGTACAACGCCCTCGTAGGAGCGTGCTCCTGCTTCAGCATATGCAACGCCTTCAAGCCGCTCTTGTTGGTACGGAACATCATCAATGGATGTGCTGCCCTGCCGGAATTGACGTAGTAGACGAACGACTCGCACGCCAGCTTCTCGCTCGCGCAATCACTCTGCTTAGGGCATGAGTACCCGGTGCACGGCGGCGCTGCAGCCGCTGCGAGGGCTTCGGTAAGGGCTCTGCTCATTGCTCGCCCCCCTGATGAGCCTCGATCTCCAGCATGGCGCGCAGGCGATCGATGCGGGTCTCGTGGTAGGCGACCATCGCGGTGGCGTAGTCGCGGGCAGACTGCGCCTCGAGAAGGGCGCGGCGCGCTTCGTCGAGCTCGGTGGCCATCATCGTGGCCGGCGCAGGCTTGCGCAGGATGTCGGTGAGAGCCTTCACAGCAGCGCCTCCCCGACGTTGTCGATCAGCTCAGCGGCGCGCTGGGCGGGCGTGGGCCTGGCGTTAAATCCTGGCGGCAGGAGCTGGCGGCCGTCCTCGTCGTACTGAGGGAACGGCCAGTTGGGGTTGAATTCTTTCATCGTCGTCTCCGATGCGTGCAACAGCGCACACTCCGAGTATAAGCAATGTGATGTTTCAGCCGCAAGCCCGATCAACGTAGTCGGCCAATAGCTTGCCGGCGCGCTGCAGCAGCTCGTCGTGGTTCTCAGCGCGCTCGATGTGCTTTCGCTTCCAGTCCCAGAACTGCCAGCACAGGGCGCCGAACTCGGCCGGGTGGTTGGTGGACAGCCACTCGATGCCTTCGCGGCAGGCGCGGACCTCGAGGCTGCTGTAGCCGTCTGCGTCCTCGGACTGCGCCAGCTCCGGCAGCAGGCGGCGGAACATGGGGCTGACCTCGCCCCAGGTGAGCTCGGTCTGAGCTCCGCGCCAGTCGTCGCTGACGCAGATGCTCACAAGCTCGCCGATCCAGTCGGGCTGCATTCTCATCGGCATGTCATCCGCACGAGAACCTGGCCGCCCTTGACCGGCTCGCCGACCTCGATCGACAGGCGCCAGTGGCGGTCGTCGATGCCGGTGGCGTCGGCCAGGCCGTCCAGGCCGGACTTCATGCTGGCCAGCATGTTGTCCATGTCCCGGCCGCGGCGGTCGGGCGGGAAGAAGGTCAGATCG